CCCACAGGGTTTCACACAGGATGGGGGCAAGTCAAGTATTTAACCCCAGGTTTTGCCACCCCAAGTAAACGAGCCATCGGGTCGCATGATGATTGATATAGGATTAACGAGGTTTCCGGACACTTCCAGGAGGCCAAATCCCATCTGCCAATTAGGGGCATTTAACGGGCGTGTGTAGGCCGCTTTGCGTACAGCCATAAGGTGTCCTGCCTCAAATCCGAATAGTGGCTGTAATCGCCCGCTGAGGCCTGTAGAGCGCCATATAATGCCCTGCCGGTGAGTATGTCCGCAGACTACGTTCTTTCCCATGCGCTCGACCAGTTTGGCGGCTGTGCCACCGGCGTATTGAGCAAGGCTTCCTTCGTCGCCATGAGCCAGGATTGTATTGGGCGCTATGAGGCCTGGTTGCTCATGCCAGGTAATGCCTAAATCTTTGATGCCGATTAACTCGGTGTACTTTAGGCCTTTCAGGGTTGCCAGCGCTGGGGCGTTACGCTCAATGTATCGGTCGAATCGGTCTGTGTGATTGGATCTAACAAGGTGAATCTTTTTATCATCGCCTAAAGCTTTCCGAATAGACGCGAGAACGCTACGAGTTGCGTCAAGGTCTGACTGTAATTTGACGGAATACTCGCCTCGGGAACCTGCTTCCCATTTAGAGAGCATGGGCAAATCTGCTTCATCTCCGACGATTGCGACGGCATCAGGTTTGATGGCCTTAATAAAAGCAATAACATTAGCGGTCGCTTTTGGATGATTGTAAGGAATTTGTAAATCTGGTACGACAACAAGTCTAATCGTAATCTTCCATTTCGTCAGGAACATCTTCCCATAGATCATCATCTTCTTCATCATCTACTTCTTCATCTTCTTCGATGATGGTTTGCCCTGGGAATGTCCACTCTGGCATTTGATTCAATACTAAATCGAATGATTCTTTGCGTGTGAATCCTGCTTTGAGATAAGCCTGAAGTAATCGCTGCGCTTCAACAGCCATCGTCAGCATAGGCGTTAAGGGTTCGGACATGAGGACGAAATCTTCTTTTGGTGTCTGTTCTTCCATGTTGAACCCCCTACGCTGTAACTAGGATAGCGTTTTGTTTAGAAGTATCTTGTATATGTCGTCCACACGGCCGGAAAGCCTCGTCAATTCGTCTCGCATCGAGGTTCCACTATTGGGTTTGAGTTCAGCCAAATAATGTTTAACCAGGAATTGAACCATGCCAGCCACGCCGCCAATAGCAGTAAAAGCGACGGCTAGAATCGCAATCCAATTCCCGAGACTCATGCCTTCTTTTTCCCGTTAGCGCCAGATAAGCCCATCGCTACGATGCTGGAAAGAATGGCTCGATAGTCTAAATCAAAGTTAGTGGCTTGCCAGGTAACCAAGAATCCGGTTATACCCATCATGATTTGCTTGCTGTCTAGTTTCATTTTTTTAGGCTTTCTACTAGGAAGGGTTTTCCGTCAGTATCGCCCGATGGTGTAAAGCTGATATGGATATGGTGTGCGTGTGGGTTGCCTTTATAGGTGCGCCACTTCCAACCCATGCGCGGACTAGCTATTTTGCCATGATGAATGATGTAGGAAATACGCTTTTCGCCAGCTTTAGCAGCTAGGCGCAGTTCTTCGGCTAAATCCCAGGATGCGTCTTTGTAACGCTTGGTCAAATCAGCATCCACGTCAATCGCTCGCACCATGCCATTTTCGTCAGGGTTATGATCTGATGGCCTCGCTTGATGTCGAGTGTCGCCTATCCAGCCATCGCTTGATTTATCTCGCTTGGGATAGGTCGCGTTAATCTGTGAACGTAGTTTTTGAGCAGCCTTAGAGAGCTTCGGGGTCGTAATCTTCCCACGTCGGGATGCGGTCATCGGCACAATTTCCAGTCGCTAAACTCATTTACCCAGTTTAAGGCCTTTAGGTATTGGTTTTGTGTATTCCCATTTTTCAATGTAATCACCATGACCATCTGCGTCATTTCGTAGATTGATAGAACCACCATCTAGAAATTCATTAGAATCTATTAGTTCTGGTAATAACTCGACAATTTGATTATATAAACTCATATCAAACACCTACTCTTTCAGCTTGAAAATAAGTCATTTGTCCGGCCGAAGCGTTTACAGTATCTAAATTTCCACCTGAATTTTGGAACGCATATAATTCTAAATAATCACCTTCCGCAAGATTGGCAATAAATGAGACAGCGGTCGAGGCAGGGTTACCTGTTGCTACAGCAGTTACGCTGTAATGAAAAATCGAAGTTCCATTCTTGTAAACTTTAGCCGATCTAAGACCTGTGGCGTTAGAAGCATAGGCGACAGCGCCAGTAATTCGATAATAACCTGCGTAACCAACGGGAATTGTTATACGAGATGTATTTGTTACTGTGCTGTGATAAGCATTCGTATCAAATGTTTCTGTATCAAATGTAATCGCAGTATTTGTGCTATTGCTTAGGGTTTGTACAGCGCTATTTGTTAGAGCGACACCAGTAAAAGCTGGCGTACTCGCTGGAATTGCTGCCCATTTCATGCCAGTAGTTTCAGCAGAATCAGCGGTTAAAACATAATTATTTGTCCCGACAGCTAAACGTCCAGCGGTATCGGCAGCAGTACCGGCAATTAAATCGCCTTTTGCGTCAATAATTGTCGCAGGGATTCCAGTAGCATCAGCGACCCACTTAAAATCTAAATCGGTATTTGAGTTCTTTGCCAATACTTGATTAGTTGTGCCACCTTTAAGATCTACAAATGACGTATCAATCGAATTACCGAGCGTACGCATCGCAGCTGCGCCATCTTTAACCAGGTCGGTATCGTCGGGGGTTTCCCAGCCGAAGTTCGTCGTCGTTGCCATTCGTTCTCCTTTAGGCGACTATTGTCGCGTTTAGCCAGTCTAGTGTACCGGATAGGGTGTTCCACGTCTCAGTATTAGGCACAGAGTTCCAGCGGAAAGCCTGTAACGAGAATGAGAGCGGGCTAAGTAAAATCGTTAGGTCGAGCGTGTTATATCCTGCGCGGAAAGTCCAGCCTTCGACGAATCCCTGGAATTGGCCATCGTTCATATTGGCTGGCAAATCCAGAAGATCTACAGGCATTCCGATAAATACGTTGATAAGCGCATCGCGGTCTTGATTGCTCATGTTGCCATTTACGAGAGGGAAAGTAATCGCATCTAAGCCAGGGCGAGGGTAAGCGCGTAGCTGAATGTATTGGTCAGCTTGTGCCTCAGCGTCAGCTTTGTGTTTTAGATAGGTGTTAATGGTCTGGCTGAGTGTGCCATATTGAGCAATAGAAGCTGGGTCGGAATCGACGCTCTCATCGCTGAAATTGTTGCCAGAAAATATTGTTACATAATTTCGGACATCTCCGCCTTTGGTGTAAAGCCTTATGCCACGTCCGATTGCGTCATTAGCGGATAGTTCGACGTAACCATTTGTCGAAAGGTATTGCGCTCGATGGGTCGAGTCTGCGTACCCGATTCGGCCTTCGGCATCCTCGAACAGATAACCCAGGCCACTTTGAGCAATATCACCGGCTAGGGTATAGACATCGGTGGCAGAAGCTGAGCGCGAAATCATCTCGTAATCGCCAGGACGATCTATGTCGCCTAGTCCGCTATTGAGCGCATCTTCCCACGTTTCGGTAGGCGTGTAAGTTGCCCATGTAGTCGTAGCTGGCGCTTGCGCCCAGGTCTGAAATAGTACGCCAGAGAGAAGCGTGTAAATCTGGTCTCCCTCAAAGTCTGAGGCAAGTACGCCCTGTGTAGTGGCTTTAGGAAGGCGTGAGAGCGCTCCTAGCGCAGTTATGGTGATTACTTGAACCTGAGCGACGTTACCTAAATCCCTGACTTCCTGGACGATATCTGAGATGAATCCACCGAATATCGGCTGGTAAGCATTGGTCGAATCTTTGACGCTAATGGTAATGCCTTGATTGATTTCAGTAACAACAGAGCTTAGGTCTAGGTTTATCAGTTCTACCTGGCAATAACCGGCTACCGGCTGGCGATAAATGTCTGTGCGACCTGAAGTGATGGTTAGATTGGCCAAGGTTACATCGGTGTAGTCGATGCTATTTATTGTTACTTTCCAGACAGGCGTGAACGCACTCATTAGAACGCCAGCGCTCCTGCTCCGAGTGTGCCTCGGCTTTGGCTGTTATTGAGTACGTTAATAATCGTCCGCGCTGTGCCTTCAGGATCTATAGCGCCATTTACTGTGATGTAATTCGCTGAGCCGCTGCCGAGGCTGGATGTACTTGGCGCGCTCATGGTTGGAACGTCGAATGATGATTGACGCGCTCCAAATGGGTTGATGTTGCTAAGGAATTGTTTTGCTTGGCTACCAAATCGGACGATGTCGCGGAATCCATCTACGATGCCCTGAATAGTTACGTTAATGACTTCAAGAACCTTAGCGGTTGCCTGGGCAACAGCGTTTAGCGCTTTGAGCGCCTTTTCTAATCCAGCAACGGCTGAACCTTCTCCACCAGTTGCGGTATCAAAAATTGCGAATAATTCTGCGAATCGGCTGCCTACGTTGCGGATTGTCTTGCCGAGTTCGTTTGCGATTTCTTCAGCGCTAGATAGTTTGGTAGTCATTTCGACCACGCGAGGCGATGTCTCACCGATTGCGGTATTTAGTCCACCCTTGCCAGTTAAGCCAGCAACGAAAGCATTGAAAGCCGGTACGCCTTCATTCAGTAGGAAGTTAGTAAGTTTGCCTAATTGTGGCAACAGCGCAGCGCCGATAGATTCTTTCGCTTCGTTAAACGCTATTTTGAGGCGTTCTACGCGTCCTGCGTAAGTATTAGCAGCTACCTCAGCTTGTCCGCTAAATGTCTTGCTTAGCGATGCTACGGCTCCCTCGAAATCTTTATTCTTGATGATGGATTCATCTATGCCGCCACCTAAGCGCTTTAGCGCTCCAAAGTTGCCATCGTAGGCTTTAGCAAGCGCTTCGCTTACTTGGGCAAGGCTACGGCCTGTGCCAGCTGAGATATCCAGCGCCAGGGTTTGTAATCTAATCGCTTCATCTATGTTCTTGACGGATCTAAACAAGCGCTCGAACGATGGACGTAACTCATCATCGGTAACGCCGACAGCGATGGAAGTCTGGTAGATATATTCTTCGACGCTTGCGATTTGTTGGTCGGTTGCGTTTGTTACGTTCTGAAGTGTGGCAGCGAGTTTAGCCTGGGCAGCTTCATCTTCTAGCGCAGCTTTAACGCCATCAACGGCCATTTTTAGCGCAAGAGCGCCGATAGCAGCGGCAGCGAGCGCGGCAGCCTTACCGACTTTAGCAAAGCCAGCTTCTACCTTATCGCCAAATGTCTGCGTTTCCTGATTAGCCTTGTCTAGGCCTTTGATTAGGTCTGCGGTCTCCGCAAGGATGGAAAGTTTTAGGGTACGACTACCGGCCATTACTTATCCCATTCCTTTAATATGCGGTCGAAGGATTCTTCCCACTTAGCGATGAGTTCTGCTTGATTCTCAGTTAGCGTAGGGTAAATGAAATAACCTTTATTCCCTCGCCCTAATCTTGGGGTACGGCGTGGAAATTGCTTGAAGCGATTAGATCCAAATTCCATGCCAGGCCACAGCTGTTGAGTAGTTGCTCCGCCCGAGTATTTCTGAGCAGCAAAGCCAAAAGATAATTCCCCTATCTTGGACGACTTGGCAACGCGAGCGCCTTCAGCAATACGTCGAGCGGAAGCTCCTGCGATTTGGCGCGTTTGCGCTTTGCGGATAATTTTATCTTTGAGCATCTCAGCGATTTCGGCTGAGGCTTGTTTAGCCTGGTCTAGCGCTTCGGCATCCATAGCCTTAAACGCGCGCTTGATACCGGATAGTTCGCTGCGGTCGTACGCGATTCGTACATTATCCACGATTACGCTTCTCCAGTATCTCTATGGCGGTTAATATATCTTCGGCAGTCTGCCATTCGCTCATCGGGATACCAGTAGCGATAGATAACTCGATAAGCGTCCGGTTTATGCTTCCGGCTGGGTAGCTTTTGGGTCTACTTCACCGACTTCGATATCATCAACGCTAAGAATCCAAGTCTCGAAAGACTTAAGCTGCTTAGCGCCTGAAGTACGGCTCATGGACGTATAAGCCAAGAACATCAAGTCATTCATTCCGATTTCGTCATTCTGGCGAATCGTCTTGCCTGTCTTTAGTTCCCACTTAGCCCAGTCGGGAGGATTGACGACATAGGTCGCTTCTTCCCCGTTATTAAATTTTATGGTAATTGGTAGTTTCATTAGTGAGCCCCGATCTAGTTACTAGCTGAAGTTTTCGGCAGGTGTTCCGATAACTGTAAAGTTGAAGGATACAGTCTGCGCTTCGTTTCCTGCGCCTCCGGCGGATGGGAAGTCAGGAAGGATTTGGAAAGTAAAGGTTGCGCCTGATGCGGCAGTCATTACTGTAGTGATGCCGGTATCTGGTGCGGATTCTGACGAGTTCCAGATTTGCTCACATAGAGAGCCAGCAACGCCCCAGTCTGCGAGCATTTCAACGGCAAAGTTCCATTGATCGTCGGTTACTTTGTAAGCCTTGCCATCTAGGGTTTGGTAGGTTTCGCGTGTGCGTGTATCGCTGAGGATTGCGCTTGTTGTTTGAGCGTCGAAATTGTTACCACCGATGGTAAAGGTAACATCCCGACCCGTGATTACGGTGGTTGGCATTTCTTCTCCTTAGTTTGTCTGCGTGTAATAGGTTGATACGTTGATATCGGCAGATAACACGTTAGACGCGCCTACCTGGACGATTTGTGGCGTTTCAATTTGTCCTACTACATATCCGGCAGGTATTACTGCCAGAATGCTGATAATGAGCTTCTCTAGGTTGTCTAAAGATGCTGGGTTGGAATTATACGCGACGGCTGCGGTAATTTTGTAGTTAAGCATTACTTTAGTGGTCGCTTTGTTAATAAGATTCGGTTCCATGTACGGAGAACCAGGAACGATAACTACGGCAGGCGGAATGATTGCCTCAGGTACATAAGAATAAACAGATCCAGCGACAGAGCTGAGAGCTGTGGCTAACGCGCCTCGTACATCGGCAGAAATGGAGGATGGCATTACTGCGCCAGCGTTTCTACGTCCACCATATTACCGAGCAAGCCTTGAACGCGGCTGTAAAGACTGCGACCCATTCTGTAAGGTGTAGCGGTAAAATCTACGCCTTCAATTTGTCCGCCAGGAGCTGTGCGAGATTGAAATACTTCGACAGCTACGACTAGGACGGCAGATTCTACATTTTGATTGTTTGCGTAAATGGTGGCAGCATCTTTGCCGGAAAGTGTGGCGCGACCTGTCGGGATTATTGGTCTGCGCTCAATGTCTGCGTTGGTAATGCTTTGAGTAAATACCTGCGAATAAATAATATTAAAGCCCATGCGATTTACTGTGTAGAACGTTGCGATGTCGTCAGTTACAGCGCGAGAACCATCGAAAGGTGCTCCGACGTTGTTAATTACTACAATCTGGCCTTCTACGAATCCGTGTGGGCGTACTGTGTAGAAGTAAGCGACGTTATCGACTAATTCCACGCCTTGAATTGCTGCCTCATGCTCAGTAAGAAGCGGAAGAATTACGCCTTCAGCGGTGTCGATAATGCCATCAAGATATGCGTCATTATAGAGCGAAGAACTCACGCCTAACACAGAGCGCAGTTGCGATGCGGTAACAATGCTAGGCATGAGATCTCCTTACGAGCGAGAGAGAGGCGCTCGGGGCAACACGCCTCCCTCTCAGATTAGTTATTTATTAGGCGACTGTGAGCGAGCGGAAAGCAGTTGGATACTTTGCGCAAGTTGCTACATAGCCATAAACGCCAATTTCAATTTCGCCAGTTGAAACGACGTTTGCGCGGATTTGTTGTGCTGCTCCGCGATAGAAGGTTGCTGCGTCGGAAGCGTAAATGATTCCCTTAACGCCTGTGCCTGTGTCGATATTTGGATCAACAACAAGGCCAAGACCTGCGATGGTTCCAGCGGTTGAACCCTGGGTCATAAGACCAGCAGCGTTCTGTGGAGCAGCAGCAGCAAATAGTGGTCGCTTGTTATCATCAACAGCAGCAAGCAATTCGCCAAAGTTGCCAGTATCAGCAAGGAAGCGATTTGGTGTGCGACGGAGAACGCCGAAAGAGTCAGCAATTCCGTCTGCGATAGCAGCATAAAGAGTTGCGCCAGTTGATGTGCCAGTAGCACCTGCGGCGATGCTGAAAGCATAAGCGTCAGCCTTTTGTGCCCATGAAGCAGCAAGTTCGCGAAGCAATACATCGAGATAAGCTGGATCTGAACGCTCTAAAAGTTCGACGGATACCTTGTTTGCGCCAGCAATTTTGACTACATCGACTTCTTTGCTGGTGATTGTGGTATCGGTTGAATCAAACTCAACAGCTTCAGCGGTAACAGCTGTGGTTGCTTGAGTTCCAAGTAATGGACGATAGAACTTCATTCCTGAAGCTGGAAGTGTGCCTTGCTCGAGAGACATAGCGAATGGCATGGAATCGTCAATAATTCCGATAATGTCGCGGAGGTATGTTGGAGGTACTACGCCAATGTTCTCAGCTGTGGTAGCAGCATCGAGAGCAGCAACGATGTCGCGCGCGTTGCTGTCGCCACGTTGCGCCTGGATTTGTGCGAGTGCGTACTGTCCAGCGGAAATGTTCATGTTTACGCGAGGTGCGGTGTAAACAGGAGCATTGACGACAGGAGCAGAAGCCTCGACCTTTGTTGATTCGACCGAAACCTCAGGCTCGGTCGTCTTTGGGGTGTCGGTCATTTCTTCTTCTTCCTTTTGTGGTTCTTCTGAAGCAGCTACTTCAGAAACTCGCGCAGAATCGATAGCCGGTGATTCGACTAGGCTGACTTCTACGAGATTTGAGGAGAGAACGCGGAATGCGCCATCTTCCTCTTTCCATTCGTTGAGCTTGATGCCCACCGAAAATCCGTCGCGTAATCCCATAGCGGCTTCTTCCAAAGCAGCATCTCCGAGATATGTTTTCGCGATCTTGAAGCTCGCATCAATACCGATTGGGGTTCCGTTTTCGTCGTTTACATGATTAAATTCGAGAACGCGTCCGATTGGTTGCGTGTTTTGATGCTCTAATAATAATTTAATAGGTTTGAGAGCGATTGAATCCTGAGCGAAAATAGTTTTGCCAGCATTGGTATAGCCAGCCTCGTTCCAGGTAACGATGCGACCAGTAATGGTGCGAGCGTCGCTATCAGCTGCGAGAATGTTCATCGGCATATTTATTTTCATTTGATTAGATCTTCTTCCTCTCTAGCTTCCTCGATAGTCATAATTCCTGACCGGACGAGGATTTCTAAAGTCTGTGCGCGCTCTAATGGGTTTCCGCGTAGGAAATCGTCCATATCAAATACGACTTCTTGGGTATTAGGCGTAAAATCAGGCATGGAAAGTCTTTGCTCGACGGCTTTTAGTAATGGACGCAAAGAAAAATCAACGAGTGAACGGCGCTCGGACACTACGTTGCTATACGTCATGGAATTAACGTCAGCTGATAAATACCAGGCAGGAATACCAACAAGGCGCGAAATTTCTGTCGCTAGATATTGACGAGCCTGATTAAGTTGAAGTTTTTCAGGGTCAAATCCTACCGCGGTCATTTCTACATCGGCATTAAGGAAAGCGGTTGCGCGAGATTGGCGCGAAATCTTCCATGCGTCGAGTAATTGACGGATACGATCTGCCGGAAGGTTTGTGCCAGTTGATTTGAGAACCATTGAAGGCGTTGGTTCGTTTGCGAAGTTGTATGCGGTCTTTTCTAGTTCGAGCGCTGTGCGAATCGTACGGCCACCGATGGATAAAATACCATCCCCAGCAGGGAAAGCGATAATGGAATTAACGCCAGTTAAAGGCACATTCTTTCCGTCAAGTTGATAGCCAATAACTTCAGTTCCGAGCGCGTTATATTGTGGGGTAACTCTTTCCGGCGCTACACGCGTCCAGGATTTGATTCGATTTGGAAATTCTGCGTACACTTCTAATACTTGACCATAACCTACGCCAAATAATTTCATATCTTGAACGAGATAATAATAAACAGTTGATCCAGGTACGCGCGGGTCTGGCTGGTTGATTACGCGAGGAGATTCTACTTCCGTCCAGTCGCTTTTCAATTTTGTTTCAAGCGGAATGCTGGAAATTGTGCCAGCGATGATTCCAAGTCCACGCGCCACAGCCGGAACCTGTAGCGCTTGCTCGCGTGAACACGTCAACGCGAACGCACCCCATCCCATCGGGGTTACGATGTTGAGAGGAGCAAGTCCAGCCTCAACGTCAACGTGAGAGCGCTCAGTCAGCGCTGCGGAAATCCGATTTTGATTCTCGGTAACGCGGAAGAAGTCTAAGATTGCCATATAGCGTAAAATTGTATCATAGTCAATTTTTAACCGACGAGAATATCAACATCGGCAATAGGTTTTGACGCATCGTGAATAGCCATCGCGGTCGCTACAGCTGCGGTCGCGTTATCGTTGCTCGCTCGACGGCCAATAATCCATCCCCCGTCGCTAAAGTTGATACGAGCGCAGGAAGCGATTGCTTTGTTTAGCGAATTCTGATCTGCGTGGGAAAGTCTGCCATTTTCCATAGCCGATAACATCTCGTCGCAAGCCTGAGCGAATTCTCGGCCATCTACAGCCTTACATTGAATACCGGCTGCCTGTAATCGAGCGGCTACGCTGGCTCCGGTGTTCTTGCTAAAGCTCACATGGCTTACATCGTACTTTCGCACCCAGGGCGCTATCGCATTCGCTATCTGTAAATCATCAAGCGCGGTCTGGCTGTCGAATTCATGAAGCAACCCAACGGCTATTTTGCCATCTACTACTTGCGCAGCAACGAGAGCGCAGCGGTCGCGTCGAGGCGTTAAATCGTAAGCCAGGAATGTTGGTCTATCGTTGGTAAGTTCTAAATCTAGATCTACGCAATTAGCCCAAGCGCCAGGCGACCAGGGCGAAACCATAGTATCGACCCAAATGCCAAGATTCTCAGTTAGTACCACAGCTTCAGGTTCATTCTTTACGGCCATCAAGTTTTCGTAATGAACCGAGCGACCCATCGCCGGATTCGCTGCCTTCCATGCGTCTAAGTCGTCAAGACTTGACCCAGGCTTAGCGCTCCATTCCATCCACAGTAAAGAATCCTTTACGCCTTCAACTGTGTTATGTCCGCGTGTGCGTAATTCGTTGAGGACGACGGAAGTCGCGTCGCCAGCATTAGAGAACGCCCAGAGTTGGGGATTCTTGGCCGCTAACTGTGTCCGGCTAATCGCTGACCATGCGCCATAGTCTTTATGTTCGCGTAATTCGTCCAGGTAAATAGATTCGGCTCCGGCATAGCCTCGACCGGCTGCGTTATTAGCGACAACCTTAAATCGAGATCCATTGAGCATGGTGATTTCTTCCTGGCCATTGACCCGCCGA